TTCGATGCCGTCCATGAGGGAAGGATGGTAATGGTGAAAGTGAGAACAAACATCGAGAAGCAGCGCAAGGCACAGAAAGCGTCTGCCTTGGAACATGGGCGTAAAGTCGATGCGAAGGCGGGAGAGCTTACTGCCCTGTCAACCCCCATCGAGGCCCACCTTCAGACCGAAGAGGACAAAGTCACCAAAGAGCAGGAGCGTATCAAGGCCGAGAAAGACCGTATCGAGCGGGAGAAGATCCAGGGCCGAGTCGATGCGCTTCAGAAATATGGCGGTGTCCTTCCCTTTGCCGATGTTGCAGGGATGACTGACGAGGAATATGGTGCGAAATTATTGACCGTTGCTACTGCGTTCAAGGTCGAACAGGATCGTCTTGCCGATGAAGCGACCAGACTTGCCGAGGCTCAAGCGGAGATAGACCGCAAAGCTATCGAACAGGCGGCAAAGGATAAGGAGGTTGCCGACAAGGAAAAAGCCCTTACAAGGGAACGTGAGGCGTTTGAGAAGGAAAAGCGGGAAGCGCAGGAAAAAATTGACCGTGCCGACTTTGAGGTAAAGGCCAAAGAGGATGCCCGTCTGAAAGCTGACCAAGATGCCAAAGATGAGATTGCGCGGAAAGAAGAAGCCGCCCGACAATTCAAGGCAGAGACAGACCGCTTGGCGGCATTGCAACCGGATCACGAGAAATTGGTTGCATGGGCAGAAAACATTGCTTCTCTTGTTTCCCCGGCCGTCACGTCTGCGGAGGCAAAAGTAATCGTTGAGAACGCTGAACTGGCACTCATCAGTGTGTCCGAACAGATCAAAAGCAAATCAGAGGTGATGTAATGACAGACAAGGCAGAATTAGTGAAACCAGTAAAGGTATCACAGGAAGCACGGCCAGAGGATTCTTTTCTGACGATATTCAAGGTATCAGTAGAGAAAGGATTTGAACCAGCCTTCATTGAAAAGATGATGGAACTACAGGAGCGCAACGATGCCAACAATGCGCGGAAAGCGTTTTTTGATGCCTTCGCTAATTTCAAGGCAGAGATGCCTCCAGTAAAAAAAGACAAGTACAATAAGTATTTTAAGTCTTGGTACACAAGCCTTGGGATGCTACTCGATACCTATAATCCGATACTCGGCAGCAATGGACTTTCCTTGCAGTTCCCTTCGCCAGAACAAGGCGATACCTCAATGACTGTGGCGTGTAAGTTGAGCCACAGGCTCGGTCACAGCGAAACCGTTACCATGAAGGGGCCGATTGATACCGCCGCAGTCGGTAAGGTGAGTGGGCAACCATCCAGAAACCCAATGCAGGATTTGAAATCAACCTTTACATATTTGCGGTCTGTAACGTGCGAGTCAATTCTTGGGGTCGCTGGAACAGAAGGAACGGTTGACGATGATGGAAACGGAGCTGGCGGGATTGAGTTCATTTCAGACGATCAGAAGAAGTTGCTTATCAAAGAGCTTTCCACAAGGCGGATTGAGGTTAAGCAATTTCTGGCGCATCTAGGAGTTGAAAACGTTGACCTGATCCCTGCAAAGAGATTCACCGAAGCAATGTCCGCAGCCACGTCAAAGCCAACCCCGGCAGAGAAGAAAGAGCTGGGACCAGGCACCGGGGAACAGGGAGGACTATTATGATACCAATTTACTGCGATCAGATGTCCGAAGAATGGTTTGCTGAAAAGACCGGAAAACCGGGGGCAAGTAGCTTTGACAAGATCATTACGACAAAGGGCGAACCCTCAAAATCGGCAAAGAACTATCTCTACCAGTTGGCAGGGGAAACAATCGTGGGAATAAAGACCGAGACTTACCAGAACGCTATCATGCAAAGGGGTATCGAACTAGAACCATCCGCGAGAAGCCTGTTTGAAATGATACACGATGTCGAGGTTAAACAGGTCGGCCTGTGCTATCCCGATGAGGAGAAAAAGTATCTCTGTTCGCCTGACGGTCTACTCGAAGATGCTGGCCTTGAGATCAAATGCCCCATGATCCATACCCACGTTTCCTATCTCCTTGGTGGCAAACTGCCGACTGATTACTTTCAGCAGGTACATGGTTCAATGGCGGTGACGGGATTTCGGTTCTGGTATTTCATGTCCTACTATCCGGGCCTTCCTCCGTTCATAATCAAGGTTGAGCGCGACGATGAGTTTATTAAGAAGCTGAAGGCCGAGCTTGAAGATTTCTGCCTTGATCTTGTCTTAACCGTAAAGAAACTGAAGGAGTTGGCGGCATGAATCTCCCCTTCGTTGGCACAGCAATGGGCGGGGCGGTACAGTACGACCTGCCCGATAATTACCGAAGGTGGCTTGTTACCCTCGAAGGGCAGAGGGTCGTCACCGAGACAAAGAAGTTTCGCAAGAACAGGACAGATGCACAGAATCGCTATTGGTGGGGTGTTGTGATTGACATTCTCTCACAGCATACGGGATACGAGCCGGAAGAAATGCACGATGCTATCAAGATAAAATTTATGCCAGTCGAGAAGGTTGGCCTTATCGCCGGGAAGTCAACCACGCACCTCACCACTATTGAATTTGTTGACCTGATAGAGCGTGTCCAGAGATGGGCGGCGCAATATTTACAATGTTACATTCCAGATCCGAACGAAGAAACGAAGGAAGAGTTGCAGAGAAGGATTGAGATTGAAAAGAAGGGATAAGATAACCCCCCAGCCGGTAGGGGCTTCCACAGCTCTACCGGCCCCTCCGAGGAGGTGGGATATGAAAGACAAGACCGAACGCAGATGGATGCTTTTCGCCTGCCTGTTTGCGGTGGGCGTACTTATTATCGTATATTTTAAGCATGGAGGGTGAGATGGCTGAAATAATCATAGAAGAGCGAAAGGGTCTGTATGTCAGCTTGACGTGTCCGGTCTGTGGCGCAGAGGCAACCATGTGGACAGACGATACGCGCATGGCGATTGTTGGGAAAAAGGATTTTCAGAAGAGGCATAGGAAGTGTAAGGAGGGGGTGGCGTGATGGAAGCGGGTGATAAAATAAGGGTCTTTACGCATACGATGGGGCATATAACCGGAACCCGTGACTTGATTGTTGAGGAGTTCCGTTATTGCCTTGGGGTTTTTGCCAGCGCACAGGATAGGGAGGCGGGGGCTTTTACGCCCCTCTGTGATCTCTATGAACCTGGGCCGGAAAGTAAAGAAGAGTATATATCGAATTATGGTGAGTATCAAACAAACATGGTTCAGGCGTGGATGGATTTACCATAGCCACCACCGATGATAGCACTAAGGAGGGGTGAGAAATGGGAACCATTACGTTTGACAATGATGCAGAAAGGGTCGCCTTCAAAAGCAGACTCTCCTGCTCTTGCAACGAGTGTGGTAGGTTGGCAGATTATTCTGACAAGTATGATGCGTGGTATTGCCCCGATTGCAATATATGGCTTGAGGTAAAGTGCGGCGACCCTGAGTGTGAATTTTGTTCTGTTCGACCCGATAATCCAAATGAGTAGCACTCAAACGTGGCGACTGAAAGGTGACATCGGGGGAATGCTTGCCATCTTCCACACGGAGGGGGTGTGCTGTCGCCACGCGAGTACTGTTATCCTGTAATTTCCTCGTAGGTTGCCTTGACTTTGAATACGTGGAAAAATCTAGGCCACGGGATCCACTTAACAACCCAGTATTTGACGTATCGCCTCCACCACGCATTGCCTCTAAAAGTCATAACCTCCAGGTACACATCGGCGGCGGTCTGTTTATCGACAATCGGCTTACAATCTATCCGGCACAGGTAGTCGTGGATTAGACCGCCCCTGTGTGAGGTTCCCTTGATAAACGGAACGCTTTCGTGGTCGTACACAAAGCCTTTGGGTACGGTTATTGTGCATTTAAGAAGTGCGCTCCTGTATCTATATGGAGCAATGAGCCTAGAGTATTTATAGTCTATTACATCTTCAGAAATGTTCATCTTATCCCTCCTCTAATAGTTTTTCTATTTCAATAGCCCTCGCCCCGACTTGGGTATGCCAGTCGCTATCCTTCGCCTGTGCTGCGGCTTCCTTCCAGTCCCCGT